GCCTCGAGCGATGACCCGCCCAACATGACCAACACCTCCACCGGTGGCGGTATGGCTAAATGGACCGCAGCAATTCATCCAAGGTAACAAATGAGCGAAGAACGACTTCCCGATCGTAACGAAAAACAACACATTAAGCCTAAATACCCACATAACAAGGCGATGGTGACGCACAGTGGACACGAGATGCACTGGGACGATACTCCTGGTAAAGAACGTATTCGCATGGCGCATAAGGACGGCTCCTACATTGAGATGTATGCCAAGGGCGACCGCACCGACTTCGTAGTCGGCAACTCGCAGCAGGCCTACAAGGCCGGTCTCACCATCACGGTTCAGAATAACGGCGACATACTGATTGGCGGGCATGCTAGACTCATTGTTGGTGGTGGTGCGCATATTGAGGTTGCTGGGGATGCCGGTATTGCTGTGGGTGGTCATGTTGCTCTTGCTGCTGGTGGTGATCTGAAGGTGAGTGTGGACAATGCCTACCTGGGTGTGCGTGGCAACCTGAACCTCAACGTAGCCGGTGATACGTCAATCCAGACGGCGGGCAACAAGAGCGACAAGACCGGTGGTGCTTCACTAGAGACCGTCAAGGGCTCTAAGGCTATGGCCGCAGGTGGCAATATCACCACGCATGCGGGCGGCACCATGTTCGATAATGGCGCAACCATTCGGCACAATGATGGCGGCAGTCCGGCCGCACCAGACACAGGAATTTCGGAGGTCTAATGTCCCTACTCGAGCTCGGCTATCAGCACGTACCCGGTTTCACGTCCGTCGCAATGGCGCACTACATGGCGCGTATGATGCGGGCTGCTGGCACCTATCACGATTATCAGGTGCCCAAGGCGGACTCGGTTCATCTGAACTCGCCCATGTTCCAGGTATTTCATTGGGACCAGATGAAGGGCCTTGAGGCCGCTACTGGTAAGAAGTTGGCCCCGACTGTGGTTTATGGGCGCATTTATCGCCTGAGTAATGAGCTGAAGAGGCACACCGATGGCGGCCATTGTGAGTATTCGATCACCATCAATCTGGCCAAAAACCACGACTGGCCCTTCGAGTTGGAGGACTTAAAGGGCAACAAGGTCGCACTCGAGTTGGCACCGGGCGATGCGGTCTACTACCTAGGACCGCAGGTCAATCATTGGCGCAAGAAGTTCAAGGGCTCCGAGTGCTGCCAGATGTTTATGCACTACGTTGACCTAGATGGTCCGCATGCAGCCTTCGCCTACAAGTGGACCACTCTAACCGTGGAGAGTTACAATGCCCTTAGCGCACCGTAATACCGATCCGCGTATCTGCGACGCGAAGACCGTTGTTCAGGGACAGGGCACCGTATTCTGTAATGGCCTACTCTGGGCCGTCAGTGGCGATCCTAACACGCACGGTTCCGGTAACTTGATCCCGACGGGGTCGACCGTCTACTGCGAGGGAATTCTGGTCATTGTGCACACGCCGGATCATGCGATTCCTGATGATGAATGCCTGCTTCTTGGTCCTCCTCACTGCGATCCAATGACGGCGGGCGGCAGTCCTAACGTAACGGCCTACTAAGATGGCACGCGGCGATAAGTACACTCCCCTTACCAAGAAGCAAACGCTTTACCGCGACTTCCTGATCAACTTCGACAAGAGTCCACTGACGGACCAGCTCGCAGTAGTCGAGAACGAAGAGGCCGTTAAACAGCGCTGCAAGAACCTTCTCACCATCAATCCGGGTGAGGTGCCCTACTCTACGCGCGGAGCCAAGATCACCGCACTACTGTTTGAGCCCATGAGCCCGCTGATTGAGGACGAAATCCGCTCCGAGGTGGTACTGACGCTACGTCACTACGAGCCGGGCATCGACCAGGTTGATGTGACGGTGCAGAATATGGCTGACCAGGGCTACCTGGTGCGTGTAGTCTTCACCCTGCTAAATATCCCAGGGCAATTCGCCTTTGATCATCTCTTGACACGGCTGAGGTAAATGGATCTTTCATCACTCAATCTCATCGACCTTGACTTCGATTCGCTCAAGAACAGCTTCAAGAACTATCTGCGCACGCAGGACCAGTTCAAGGACTATGATTTTGAGGGTTCCAACATCAATGTGTTGCTGGACCTGCTGGCCTACAATACCACCAAGAATGCCTTCTTTCTCAATATGGCGATCAGTGAGAGCTTCCTGGACAGTGCCCAGCTGCGTGACTCCGTAGCCTCCATTGCCAAGGAGCTCAACTATCTACCGCGCTCGAGACGTAGTGCCAAGGCCCAGCTGGAGGTCAACTTCGAGGCCACCGGCGATAACCAGCCCTACACTATCTCCAAGGGCTCCACCTTTAATACCCAGCTCAAGAACCAGAGCTTTGTGTTCAGTGTGCCGGAGACCCTGGTTTGCTCTTCCACCAACACCAGCTTCACTTTTACCACCGACGTTTATGAGGGCATCTATCTCAAGGATGTCTACGTCTTTATCGCGACTGAAGACCTCCAGCGGTTCCGCATCTCCAACAAGGAAGTTGATACCAGCTCTGTTACGGTTACCGTTTATGAAGATAACAATCAGGTAGGCGTTCGCTACAACTATGCCACCACACTGCTGGACCTCAATGAGACCAGCAAGGTGTTCTTCATGCAGAGTGCGGAGAATGGCTACTACGAGGTGCTGTTCGGCGACAACGTGATCGGCAAGCGTCCCAAGGTCAACAGCCGTATTGTGATCGATTACCGTATTAGCAATGCCGAGCTGGCCAATGGCGCCAAGGACTTTACCATCAATTTCGATCCCACCGGAGCTTCCGAGCTTTCCACCACACCGGACATAGTGACGATTACGCAGGCTTCGGGTGGCCGCACCCAGGAGACCAATGATTCGGTGCGCTACTATGCGCCGCGTCACTTCCAGGTGCAGGAGCGCACTGTGGTGCCGAGCGACTATGAGGTGGCCCTACAGACCCAGTTTCCGGAGATCAATGCCGTCTCCGTGTATGGTGGCGAAGAGCTAGACCCACCACGCTTCGGCAAGGTGTTCATTGCCGTGGACATCGAGAATATCGAGGGCATTCCGGACAGCAAGAAGCGCGAGTATTACTCATTCATCAAGAGTCGTAACCCGCTCTCGATCGAGCCGGTGTTCGTCAATCCCGACTTCACCTATCTGGCCATCACCAGCGCCGTGAAGTACAATATCAACGTCACTGATTCGAGCTTCGACCGTATCAAGACCCTGGTCACGGACGCCATTACGACGTACAATACCGAAGTTCTGGACGACTTTAAGGTGACTTTGCGCTACTCTAAGTTGACAGCAGCAATCGATAACTCCGATGAGAGCATTGTCTCCAACGAAACCGATATTCAGGTGTATAAAAAGCTCTCGCCGCGTCTCGGGAGAGCCCAGAACTTGGTCACCAGCTTTGCTATGGAGCTCAGCCAGGAGTTTCCGAGCCAAGACGATAGGCACCCCGCCACCAACAGAACTACGATCTCATCTAGTTCATTTGTTTATTACGGCGTTAACGCTTTCCTGGAAGACGACGGCCTAGGCAAGATCAGAATCGTCCGGGCCGATGGTGCCAACTACATCAAGATCACTGACGTAGGCACAGTGAACTATGAGACCGGCGACATCAACATCGCCAACTTCCGCATCGAGAGCTTTGATGGTGCGTACCTGAAGATCTACGCTCGTCCGGCACATAAGGACATCTCTTCGGACCTGAACACTATTTTGACATTGGAAGCGGATGAGATTCACCTCACGGTGGAAGCTCTCCGTCTATGAGAACGTTCCGGGCCTTTCTAGAAGATTTCAAAGACAACGAGCGCGATATGGTGAACCACTATACCGCCCGAGGTCATGCTGAGATCAATCAACGCAAATGGACCCAGAAGTATCCGAGCAGAAGGCGCAATCATGGTAAGGGCGACATCGTCCTTTCCAAGGCTTTGAGGCACCATACAACCACCGAGCCGATGACGGTGCACCACCTTTCCCGTCATCCCGGCGCACCCATTCATAAGATCGTGCAGGAGCGTTTCAAGAAGAAGGGTAGTGCCCGAGTTCAGCACA